AGAAGCTCAAGCTAAAGCTAGGGATCAGATGTTCTGGGGTATATCCATATGCGTAGGTGTAGTAATATTCCTAGGTGGATTATATGGGATGTATATAGGATTAGATTCTATGGTTAATGGATGAAGACTATAAGAGGACAATAGTCTGTTATGGATAAAAAACAAGCAAAAGCTTTATTAGTGGAGAAGAAAAGGCGGGAGAAGTTAAAAACTTATGAGACCGACTTTACTTCTTTTGCTTCAGAGCAGATAAAGATTATAACGAAGGATACGGGGCAAGGCTTCATCCCCTTCACATTTAACGAATGCCAAAAGCAAATCACCACTGCTTTAGAAAAACAATATAAAGAAACTGGAAGAGTGCGAGCTATTGTGCTTAAAGCACGCCAGCAAGGCATTAGTACTTACTGTGCTGGTCGAGTATTTTGGAAATCATACTATTCTCCCCACTCACGTTCTGTTGTTATGGCTCATGACTCAGCTACTTCAGACGCTTTATTTAATATGTCTAAAAATCTCATTAAGAATATGGGAGGGGATATAGCGCCGAAGGAGGTAAGGTCTAACGCGAAGGAGATTATTATTAATTCCCCCGCGATGCCTAAAGATACAACAGCATCTTATCGTCTCTACACAGCTGGCTCACCAGAAGCAGGGAGGGGAACAACTCCCACCATTGCGCACCTATCAGAGGTTGCGTTTTGGCAGCATGATGAGAAGATCTTAGCCGGTTTATTCCAGGGTATATCCCAAGCTGAAGGTACAGAAGTAATTCTAGAATCAACAGCTAATGGTGCTCAAGGTGAATTTTACCGGTTGTGGAAGGGTGCTGTAGCAGGAGAGAATGAGTACTTACCTATTTTCCTCCCATGGTTTATTACTCCAGAGTATAGACGTACTGCTCCAGAAGGTATGGAGCTGGACATGGAGGAGGATAAGTTAAAGGAGAAGTTTTCTCTTGATAATGACCAACTCTACTGGAGAAGGTTAAAGATAGCAGAAGGTGGGAAGATAAAGTTCCAACAGGAATACCCATCCACACCTGATGAGGCATTTATTGTCTCCGGTGCTAATGTGTTTAACGTAGAGAAGCTCGACGCTCTCATACCTCGTCCCCACTCTCGTCGTTCTGAGTGGGATGCTTCATCTAAAATGTTTGATGAACATAAAGAAGGTAACCTATTGATATGGGATTATCCCCAATGGGAAGAGCCTTACGTAGTAGGAGCTGATGTTTCTTTAGGGGTTGGCCAAGATTACTCCTGTGCGGTGGTGTTAAATAAGAAATATGAGGTATGTGCCCTATATAGAAGCAATAGAATAGACCCTTCCTCATGGGGAGAACTACTATTTTACTTAGGTCGCTACTATAATAACGCATTTCTCGCTGTAGAATCTAATTCTATGGGCATTGCAACATTGCAAAAGCTAGACCATATGGGCTATATTAACCTCTACAAGCAGACAAAGATTGCAAATGTTAGCAACGAATCTGGTGAAAGACTAGGTTTCCGCACTACCTCTGCGACTAAGCCTGCAATTATAGGTAATTTAAAGAATCTTATAGAGAATGAGGAGATTATGATCCCCTCCCCTCAAATGATTCAAGAATTAAAAGATTATATCGCAACCGAAAGTGGAAAAACAGAAGCAGCACCTGGCTGTTATGATGATAGTGTTATATCTCTCGCGATTTGCGCGGAAGTTTTACGCACCCACTGGGATCGGTTGATGACGAAGAATGTCTCCTGGACAGAACGTGTAGGAGATTTTAAGCCAGACAATACACCCTGGCTATAAAGAATTCCGCATGTCCTCAGCTCACGGTGGCTGGGCGCGGAAGAGCCACCAACTTAGACAGTTCGATAGACCCGCAGGAGGGAAGGACATGCGTTACAATGAGCAGGCCGTGCAGCCTGAGAAAGAAAGTAAAAAGAAAAAGAGTGAGAAGAAGGAAAAGCCTCGAGAGATGGATAAGCCCGGCTCTTACACTACGGAAAGTTTAAAACCCCTAAAATCCCCACCATTAATGGGGTCTAACCCTTGGTCAGTGTGATTAATATGGATGGATATAAACAAAAAGTAAGTGATGAGCAGCTAATTAATCTAGTCGAATCCGGTGTACAAAACTCCGTAGGTGATTGGCTTAACTCTTCTGATCTCGCTAGAGAGCGATTAAAGTCTACATATGAGTATGCTGGTGTTCCTGAGTTCCACTTAAAACCGCAAGGTGTGTCAAGTATTGTTGATACATCCACTACGGAAGTTATTGAAGCTTACACAGCTATTCTCTCAGAATTATTCCTTAATAATGGGAAGTTAGCAAAATTTGAACCTATGGACGATAGTCCAGCGGGGTGGAATAAAGCTCACGAAGCTTCTATGTTGACTAACCATGCTATATTCAAGCAGAATAAAGGGTGGGAACTATTACAAACGTGGATTAAGTCCGCTCTCCTATGGAAAAACTCTATCATCCGATGGGATTATATAGAGGACTACCAGTATAAAATTGAAGAGTATGATGAAATAACTCCAGAGCGTTTAGACCTCCTCCTCTCAGAGGATGGTGTAGAGCTAATCGGTGATTTGAAATACGATAATAAAATTAGTGAAGTTGTTGATCCTCTCGCAGAACCTATCGATGCGCAGCTTATCTATAAAGATGTGCGTATACGTAGGAAGAAGGATAAGTCTCGCGTTCGTATTGAGAATATTCCACCTGAATCTTTCCGTATATCCCGTGATGCTAAATCAATAGATGATGCTGTCTTTGTAGGTATACAAGTTGAGATGACGCGGAGTGAGATCCGTAAACAATGGCCAGATATTGTAAGTTCATGGAGCGAAGATGACTGGAACGAGTTGGGAACAGATGACGGTTGGATGGGAAGTACTCGCTACTCCCAAGACGTTGCCGCGAGAAAGTTCGTCACAGGACAAGAGTATTGGCAAGGAAGCGCCAGCACAGAGCACTTCCCCCTTGAAGCAAACCGCCCAGTAACAATTACCGAATGCTGGATGAATGTTGATAGGGATGGTGATGGTATTGCAGAGCTAAAGCATTTCATAGTTATAGGTAGTACTATATTGTATGAGTGTGATGTGGATATGGTTCCACTAGCTTGTCTCTCCCCTATAGATATTCCATTTGAATTCTATGGTTTGAGCTTAGCGGACTTTGCACGTTCATCTACTCTAGCCTCAACAGCTATTTTACGTGGATTTGTAGAAAACACCTACCTTACAAACTACGCACCAAAGCTAGCAGATCCAAACGTTGTAGATTTCTCTGCGTTACAGAATATGAAGCCAAAGCAGATTGTTCCAACGAATGGAAATCCAGCAGCCGCAGTATCTTCACTCCCACCTGAAACAATATCAACAGGCACAGTTCCCCTACTCGAACACATACAGCTTATAAAAGAACAAGCTACTGGGATGAGTAAGGCGGCTCAGGGATTGCAGGATGAATTGTTTGTGTCTGGTAATAGTGAAGCTAAGTTAGCTGCAATACAGACCGCTTCTCAAAAGCGTATCCAACATATTGCTAGACGTTTCGCAGAGACTGGATTAAAGCGCCTATGTAAAGGTGTTTACCAAACGATGCGTGAGTGTGTGAATACTAAGGTTAAGATGAGGTATGATGGAGTTTACTTAGAAGTAGACCCACAAGAGCTACCCCATGAAATGGAGTGCACAATTTTCTTAGACCTCGGCGAAAACTCAAATGCTAATCAAATACAGAAGTTAACTAAGGTTGGCTCTGAGATTCTACCTGCTTTAAATGAGCAAGGTGCTGGTATGGTGGTTAAACCCCAAGCTCCAGCTATACTCGCTACTAAACTAGTAGAAGCTATGGGATTAGATAGCAATGATTTCTTAGAAGATTACACTACGGATGAGTTTAAGCAGAAAGCCGCTAAATCTGTGGAAGAGCAAACTAAGAATAACATGGAACGTCAGCAGATGGAAACGGCTAAGCTCAAATCAGATGCTGCTTTAGCAGACGCAAATGTTTCATTTACTAATGCTCAGTCTAAAAATACTATGGATGATAATGCTAAGCAACTCGCCGTAGCCATTGATAGACACTTCCAAGAGTGGGCTGATTTGGAAATCAAAGCTGCTAAAGAGGGTATGGAGAAGCCGGTACGTCCAGACTTCAATCAAATCATACAAATGGCAAAAACAATTATTAACCCCCCAGATAAAGGACAATAATGGATAAGTACAAAAAGACAGCTGAGAAGAGGCTGACACAGAAAGTACATCCTGATGAGTTAGCGAAGGAGGCTCTGGTTAACGCAGAGTTCTCCGCTCGCGAGCGTGAAGCATTCTTTACAAATGCGTACGGAGAGTTGCTAGTCGACTACTTCATTTCCTGGTTAAAAACAGAACCGCATGAGATGAAGACGAGGGAGTTTATTTATAACTCGGCTCTCGCTTTGGGAGATGTAAAAGCTAAACTTATCGGATACGAAACTTACGGGCGCAACATGGCCCACATATCAGAGGACATTGAGGATGCACAAGATTGATAGAGCGCAACTCGAACAGAATTATAAAGACATGATTAATCTACTCGAGTATGACTCGATGCGTAGTCCGGGCAAGGCGAAGTTAAACTGCCAGCCTCTCTACGCTTTATATAATTTGCTGGATAGACTTGAAAAAGCTCCAGCTAAGCCTACTAAGAAAAAGGAGGCATGAAATAGATGAGCACAGACACCTCTACCCAAATGGATGACATGTCAAACTCAGGTCCATCAGAACAAGAGCTCCTGGATGCTGTGATGCGTAACTCCCCCTTAATGGAGGAGGAAGGTATCCCGCTACCCGAAGGGGAGACGAGTGAAGAGGACCCGGTGGAATCAGGGCAGGAAGAAGACCCAATCCCTGAGGAAGTCGTTAGTGAAGACGAAGAAGAGGAAGTTGAAGATAGTCTAGAGGAAGATGAAGGTGAGGATGCCGGTGAAGAGCCCGCTACCCAAGAACCTGATGTCTACACTATGGAAGATCTTGACTTGGATGCAAAGGTTTCTCTCAAAATTGATGGAGAAGAAGTTGCAGTAGCCTTTAGTGACCTTATCAAAGGTTACTCTACCGAACAGAGTCTTTCTAAAAAGGGTCGCGAACTCGGTGAAGCGAGAAAAGCGTTAGAAGACGAGCGAACAGCTAAGTTGAAAGAGTTGGAAGCCACTGTAAGCGTAGCTAATGAAGTTATGTCCACAGCCGAGCAAACCTACTCAAAACAGTATCATGATTTCGAGGCAAAGATAGAAAAAGCTAGAGAGGATGGTGATACGTTTGAGCTTAGTGAGTTGAAAGATAAGAGGGAGCAAGCACAAAAGCGTTATTGGGCTGCACGTAACAAACGTGAGCAAATGCTTAAGCAAGCTACTGAACAGTATCAAACAGCTCAGCAAGAAACCTTCCAACAGGAAATTGAAACCTTTATGGATACAATTCCAGACTATATTCCTGATTTTAATGAGGATGTTGCGGGTAAAATCCGGGACTTCGCGTTAGATAAAGGAATACCTGAAACCATGCTAGAAAGCGTTACAGATCCTGCGATCGTAAAGTTTATAGATGATTACAGGCGTTTGGAACAGGGAGTTTCTAAAGGGTCTGCTAAAAGAAAAGCAGCGCCTACTAAGAAAGTTCCTGCTAAAAAGGCAACTCCTGCTAAGAAGAAGGAAGCTGATAAAGCAAAGATGGTTAAGGCTCGAGCATTTAAACAAGATGCTTCTGAGCAAGATCAAATGGACTTCTTACGTCAATACGCTTCAAAATCTCTAAATCTATAAGTGGGGATAAAACCCCAGGAGCAATGTAATGACTCAACATTTAAGCGGTCGCGTAACGACCGGACCAAGCCAGCGCGGTAATGGAGCTGGCGTATCAGAGCGGGAAGATCTTGCGAATTTTATTTCCATGATTACTCGTGATGAAACACCTTTTATTTCTTCTATTGGGAAATCAAAAGCAACTGCCATCTATCACGAATGGCAAACTGACGAGCTACAGGCTCCAGGCAATTCACGTATCGCGGAAGGGCAAGACTATGTCAAGCCAGGTTCTGGTTCTCAAACTCCAGCCACAGGCGCTGAGTTCGATCCAGTAGGACCTCACCGCACACGTCTGGGTAACTACACTCAGATCAACGGTAAAACCATCGCTATCTCCGGCACTAAGCGTGCAGTAGACCAAGCTGGTGTTGCCGATGAGTATGCCTATCAGTTGAAGAAGCGCGGTACTGAAATGCGTCGCGATATTGAAATGGATATTGTTAACTCAGCTAACGTATCTGCTTCTTTCGCAGCTCAATCAGGTTCTGCAGCTCGTACAACTGGTGGTTATAACGCGTGGGTTAATAACGTGAATAACGTTGTTTACGCTGGAACCTCAGCTGAAGCTGGTAGTGCAACTGCCGCTCACGTACCTACATCTTCTGAAGCAGGAGTTGGTACATTCTCATGGGCACCTGCAACAACTGTTGCTAACCGTGCTGCTTTGGCTCTCACAGATATTGATGCAGCAATGCAGAAAATCTATGAAGCTGGTGGTAAGGCTAGCCGCATCATGGTGTCTCCAAAGCTACGTCGGGACTTCTCTGACTTGATGGTATCTGATTCTGGTGTTCGTCGTAACATCGATGAAGGTGGTAAACTCCGTCAATCAGTAGACGTTTATATGTCTGACTTTGGTGATCTTATGGTAGTTCCTAACTACATCATGGGTCTTGAGACAGCTGGCGCGACTACAACTGCGACAAGCAACGATTCATATAAAGATGCATCAGCGTTGATTTATGATCCACAGTGGTTTGCTATGGCGGCTCTACGTCCAACTCAAGAAGTTGACGTTGGCCAGAAAGGTGACTCAACTGTTGGTATGCTTATCGAAGAATTCTCTTTGGAAGTTAAGAATCCAAAAGGATGTGGCGCAGTCTACAACCTTAAGTAAAAGTTTGAGGGAGGGTATTTTACTCTCCCTCTTTTTTATCATGTTGATAGGAGAAAAACATGTACGTAATTCAAGCAAATTTGACTAATTCAAGTGGTGGTGCAGTCGCCGTCTTAGGACATTCCATCGCAGCAAACTCTACTGAAGCCGTCATCCTCCCTGCAGATAAATGCACGTGGCAAGTTGCAGATAACGCAGCAGGTGGATACCAGATCTCAGATGTTAAATTCCATGATGGAGTATCAGCATCCGTGGATCCAGCTGCAAGTGGAAGTATTGCTGGTGCTTATAACTTTGGCTACATCGGTAAGTCAGGTCGTTTCGTGGAGATGGCGTAATGGCTAAATGGGTATTAGGATTAAACAGTAAGAATAGTGCTATTACCTCAACTGTAGACTACTCAGATAAAAATTATGTAGACTTCACAGTCTCTCAGCATAATACAGATGCTATTATGAAGGAAGTACAGAGGGATCGTGATATTCTAGCAGCTGAGAAAAAAGTGGGTTCATGGCGTAAAGCCTTTACAGTTCCAGATATTGTAGCAATAGAAATCCTTCAGAAGTATGGATTGGATCTTCACGAACCAACATTCATGTCTGATAAGGGGAAGATGGATAAATTAAAGTACATTGTAAAAACAGAGTACCCACACCTTCTCATAAGCACGTAGGAGAGTGTAATGGCTAAGTACGTAGAAATGATACAAAAGGTTCGCAATTGGGCGAATAGAGATAATGCTGTTCTCTCCGATGCGACTATTGAGGAGATGTTACGTTACGGCATTGACGATGTTTATAGGACTTTACGAGTAGCACCTTTAGAAGCGCTTAAAGTATATACTGTAAGTGTTGGCTCAGGAGAAGCTAAAAATTCTCTAGTAATTCCATCCGATCTGATTGAACCTATTCAGTTAAGGAAAAGAGATACACAGCAAGGGTCGGGAACTAATTCCATATACTCCTACAATGTTTACTCTAATAAATCAGATATTCAAACATTTAATGAAGATGCATTCCATTACGGTGAGTATCGCTATACAAGACAGCAAGGAAACTTTTTGTTAAACCCAGAGTTTAAAAATGGGGAAGTATATGAACTATTGTACTATCGTAGGCTTGCAGATTTAGATGCTGTTTACACAGTTACACCAACTAACAATTCCGCTAGTAACTTGCTCTATCACGCAACACGATCTGGATTGTTATCTTCATTTAATACCGAAATGGGTAATACTGCTGAAACTAATGTTGCCGATTATGTAGATACTTCTCCTCGTTTTACTAACAATGTTGTTGAAGTAACTAATAGTAATAATGGGTCGGGCCAAACATATGCGGGTATGACCGCCGGGTTTTACATCGGTAAAGAATCTCCTAATTGGTTAAGAGATAGTAATGAGAAAGCAGTGCTATTCGCAGCTTTAAAGCAAACGTTTGATTTCTTAAATGACATTGAAGGTCAGCAAATCTACGCTGCAAAAGCTGCAGAGGAAGTATTCCAATTAAATAAAGAAGATCAAGCAAGGAACAATAGTGGTGGCACGGTGCAAACCTCATTCTATTCGAACTTAATATAGGGAGGTTGATATGTCTGGCGGATTATTTGAAACAGAAGATGACACCGATATTATCGACAATACTTCAGGTGGACTATTTGCTAATGGGGAAGTTGGCGATGTAATCGCAAGTTTTGAGGTAGCAGCGGAAGCAGCTAAGGATGCAGCAGTAGCAGCTCAAGCAGCAGCTGAGACCGCAGAGACAAACGCTGAGACTGCTGAAACGAATGCGGCTACTTCAGCTACAGCAGCTGCGGGTTCTGCAACTTCGGCGGCAGCGAGCGCAACTACTGCAACTACTCAAGCAAGCACGGCTACTACTAAAGCAAGTGAAGCTGCCACGTCCGCGTCTACAGCTACTACGCAAGCTGGTATCGCAACGACGAAAGCAGGTGAAGTAGCTTCGTCTATAACTGCAGCCGCATCAAGTGCGACTAGCGCAGCCACAAGTGCAACAACCGCTACTACTAAAGCAAGCGAAGCAAGTGCGTCTGCAACTACAGCAGCGACGCAAGCAACGAATGCCGCGTCTAGTGCAACTGGTGCCGCTAATAGTGCATCAACTGCGAGCACTCATAAAACAGCTGCTGAAACTGCAAAGGCAGCGGCTGAGACTGCGAAGACAGCTGCTGAGACTGCTAAGGCTGCAGCTGAAACCGCAGAGACTAATGCAGAAACTGCGGAGACTAATGCGGAAACTGCAGAGACTAATGCAGCAGCTAGCGCCACATCCGCATCCACTAGTGCGACTAACGCAGCTGCTAGCGCAACTTCTGCGAGTGGCTCTGCATCTACAGCGACTACTCAAGCAAGCACGGCTACTACTAAAGCAAGTGAAGCTAACACATCTGCTACAAACGCTGCAACAAGTGCAACAGCTGCTGCTAACTCAGCAACCGCCGCAGCTAGCTCCGCGACAAGCGCTTCAAGCAGTGCAACCACTGCAACCACACAAGCATCCACTGCAACAACTAAAGCTAATACTGCAACAACAAAAGCAAGTGAAGCATCAACTTCCGCAGCAAGCGCATTATCGGCTAAAACAGCTGCTGAGAGTGCTAGAGACAGTGCACTATCAGCTTTTGATAATTTTGACGATAAATATTTAGGTGCTAAATCTTCTGATCCTACTGTTGATAATGATGGAGACGCTTTAGTCTCTGGCGCATTATACTTCAATACAACTAATGATATAATGAATGTTTACACAGGGAGCACATGGGTAGCAGCTTACGCTTCATTATCCGGTGCTTTATTAGTTGCAAATAACTTAAGCGATGTTAATAGTGCTGGTACTGCGGCTACTAACATTGGGTTAGGTACTGGCAGTTCTCCAACTTTCGCTGGAGCTACTATAAATGGAAACATATCTGTAACCGGTACTGTCGATGGTAGGGATGTTGCAGCAGATGGAACGAAGTTAGATGGCGTTGAAGCTAATGCTACTGCTGACCAGACTGCAGCAGAAATTAGAGCGTTAGTAGAAAGTGCAAATGATAGTAATGTTTTCACAGATAACGACCATACTAAGCTAAACTCAATTGAGTCTAATGCTACTGCCGATCAAACCGCTGGCGAAATTGAAGCAATTGTAAATCATGATAATTTGCAAGGGTTTGTCGCAGCGGAGCATATCGATTGGACAAGCGACCAAGGCTCAACAAATATACATACGGGTAATTATGTAAATACTACTTACTCTGTTGGTGACGGCGGACTTACCCAGAAAAACTTTACAACCGCGTTAAATACAAAGCTTAGCAACATTGAGGACAATGCGACCGCAGATCAAACGAATGCTGAGATAAGAGCCGCCGTTGAGGCAGCAACCGATAGCAACGTCTTTACTGACGCAGACCATAGCAAGCTAAATGCTATAGAAGCATCCGCAGACGTTACAGATACAGCAAACGTAGTGGCGGCACTTACAGCAGGGACTAATGTTTCTATTGCGGCAAATGGTACTATTAGTTCTACAGACACAAACACAACGTATAGTGTGGGTGACGGTGGCTTAACTCAGAACAACTTTACGAATACGCTAAAGTCAAAACTGGACGCCATCGAAGCCAATGCAACTGCAGACCAAACGAATGCTGAGATAAGAGCCGCCGTTGAAGCAGCAACCGATAGTAATGTTTTTACAGATGCGGACCACACTAAGTTAAATGGTATAGCTGCAAGTGCTAACAACTACTCGCATCCTAACCACAGTGGGGAAGTTACATCTTCTGGGGATGGGGCAACGATCATCGCTGATAATGTTGTGGACGAGGCGAATTTAAAAGTCAGCAACGCCCCGACGGATGGTTACGTCTTAACAGCAAGAAGCGGAAACACTGGTGGGTTAACTTGGGAAACAACTGCTGTGTCTGTTGGTGGCTCAACAGGTGTTGACTTTAATGATAATGTTGCAGCACGTTTTGGAACGGGAAATGATTTATCTATATATCATGGTGGTTCGTTTAGTATTATAAATAATCTTGGTGCTTCTACTACTCCTCTTATTATTGGAAATGATGGAAATGACCAACAGATAAGAATAAGAACTAAGAAAACTAGTGAGAGTGGAACAACTAATATTTTCATTGCAGATGGAGCAACAGGAGAAGCACAGCTTCTACATTTAGGTAGTGAAAAACTTGCAACTAAATCAACAGGTATTAGTGTAACAGGCAATATTGGTGTTTCAGGCACCGTAGACGGGCGTGATTTAGCCAGCGACGGTACAAAATTAGATGGTATATCTGCGGGTGCCAATGTTGGTATTGCAACGACAGGCGGCACGTTTACGGGCGATGTTACTTTTCAGGGTGGTACTTCTGGGAAAGATATTGTCTTCGATAGATCAGATAATGCTTTAGAGTTTAATAATGATTACGTTAAGGCTAAATTCGGCAGCGGCTCGCAGATGGAATTATATTATGCCAGCGCTGAAGGCTCAAACATAAGATCAATTGTAGGTTCTACTGGGTATCCGTTGTCTCTTTGGGGTTCAGATGTTCGCATTAAAGATCCTAACGGAAACACTATTTTGAGGTCTGATGGAACATCCGCAGAACTGTATGAAGATGGTGCAAAGAAACTCGAAACAACATCAGCGGGTATCGACGTAACTGGCAACATCACTGTCTCAGGCACGGTTGATGGTCGTGATCTTGCGACTGATGGCTCAAAACTTGATGGCATCGCCTCTAGCGCAAACAATTACGTTCACCCTAATCATAGTGGTGAAGTTACATCTTCCGCTGATGGTGCTACGGTTATAGCCGACAATGTTGTGGATGAGGCTAATTTAAAAGTATCTAACTCACCCACCAATGGTTATGTCCTCACCGCGCAAAGTGGAAACACAGGTGGGTTGACTTGGGCAGAAGCTGCAAGTGGTGCAGACCTTTATGCTGCGAATCCTTCAAGTGCTACTGATCCAACAGCAAGTGGTACAAATGCAATAGCTATTGGGGATGATGCGGTTGCTTCTGGTGTTGCTTCTGTGGCGTTTGGTCAACAAACTGATGCGACAGGTACAAATGCGATTGCGATAGGTAGTGGCGCTCAAGCAACTCAACCTCATGCCGTTGCTATTAGAGCTACTGCTAGTGCAAGAGAAAGTACTGCAATTGGTGTAAATAATATTGCAAACGGGGCAGTAGCAGCAGGAGAAGGGTCTATGTCCCTTCAGGGTTCTTATGCCTCTGGTGCAGACAGCTTCGCAGCGGCTATAGCTACTAACAGCAGTTCCTATGGTGCTACTGGTGCAAATAGCGTGGCGATGGGGTATCAGGCGAAGGCTACAAATCAATACGGTATTGCTATTGGATACCAAGCACAAGCTATTAATGGCGGTGGTGGTGTTGCTATAGGTCGTGCGGCTAAAGCCTACAATAATGCAATTTCTATTGGGGAAAATGGTTGGGGCGGTGGAACTAATGCTGCTGAAGGTCAAGGTTCTATTGCAATAGGACAAAACAATGCAGCAGAAAAAACAGCTTCGGTTATAATAGGTATCAACGGAAAAGCTAATGTCGTAGGTAAATACGTTTATTCAAATGGCTATTTAGGTGGTCAAGGTAAGGCTCAAACAGGAACCTTTGTTCTCATTAGTGATACTACAAGTGCAACTGCCGAAGCCTTAACCACAAATAACAGCACTGCTTCTACAGACAATCAAATAAACCTTCCCAACAACTCAGTTTATGGCTTCACAGGTACAGTTATTGCGCGTGAAAACTCAGCGCAAACAAACGACTTTGCAGTTTGGGAAATTAAAGGTGGCGCAGTCAGGGCCGCTAACGCAGGAACAACAGCCCTTGGCTCGTACAACATCAACAAAATCAGTGAAAGCACAGGCGCTGCAAACTGGAGTATCGGCCTATCCGCAGACACAACAAACGGTGCGGTGGCAATCACAGTAACAGGTGAGGCATCACACTCCATTCGGTGGGTGGCAACCGTGAATACTACGGAGGTAACGTACTAATGGGTTCAGTCAATTTAGATAACACAGGATCAGGCAGTGCAATTACTCTCTCGTCGGACGGCACTAGCCTTCTGTTAAACGGTACAGCTATCGGTGGTGATCCTGACCTTTATGCCGCTAATAATGCAAGTGCTACTGATCCTACTGCTAGTGGTAATAATTCAGTAGCTATTGGTGATAGCGCCACCGCCGCAGGTGTAAGATCAACTGCACTCACTTATTCTCATGCAGGTGGAACTGACTCATTTGCGGCGGCTATTGGTAACAGTTCAAGTGGTCGTGGCGCACAAGCTGCTAATGCAGTGGCGATTGGTAGCAATGCTTATGTTCAAGCAACCGAAGGTATAGGTTTAGGTTATTATGCTACTATTGGATCAAGTGGTTCAAGGGCTGTGGCGTTAGGTCATTCTTATGCAAATGGTGGAGATAGCTTTGCAGCCGTTATAGATAACAACACTTCTAGCTACGGCGCTACTGGTGCTAATAGTATTGCGATGGGGTATCAGGCGAAGGCTTCTGGTAATTATTCTATTGCTATAGATTATCAATCGCAAGCAACAGGACTTGCATCAAGAGCTATTGGCTATCAGGCACTGGCCTCTGGTACAAACGCATTTGCTCTTGGCAGAAATGCTAATTCAACAGGTGTATATTCGTATGCTATTGGTTGGTCAAAGTCTGCTACTAATGGAAAATTAACCTATGGATCAGGTCAGTTTGGCGCTGTAGGCGATGCTCAAGGTGGTCAGTT